GTGATATAGATTGACGGTTAAAGATTATTTATATTCGGTCAGGGTTTCGGATAAGCTGATCAGAACGAAAGAACACGAGCTGTCAAAACTTAGGCTGAATATTGCACAGGTATCGGTTAAGCAGAACGAGCCTGTTAAGACATCGGGAGTGAATGACCCTATGCGGATTGTTGACAGGATTGCAGACCTGCAGGCTGAAATCAATCGGGAAATTGACAATCTTGTGCGGTTGAAAACTGAAATCCGCAGTAAAATCAACGCACTTGACGATTACCGTTACATTGCAATTTTGACCGAGTATTACATAAATTGTCAGAGGTGGGAGGATATTGCCGAGAGTATGGAAATGAGCGTAAGGCATACCCTGAGATTGCACGGCGAAGCGTTACAGGCGTTCCGAAAAAAGTTCGATTTCTCGTAAAATTATTTTGAAATGTCATTGAATGTCACCCTTATCCTGCGTATAATGGTATTATGAAAGTTTGACAAACAGGACATATATAGAACTCCTAAGATAAAAAAATCGCACAGACCGCTCTCGTTTGAGGGCGGTTTTGTGTTGTGAGGTAAAATTGATGTATAAAGACAAATGCGGTACAGGTTACGAAAATAGCACAAGAGCGATTTTTCAGGGTGCAGGAGAATATGACATCCCGATTATTGAGCCTACAAAAATTACAGAAAACAACTTTATCGGATTTAATGAAGTTTTGAGCAGTAAGCAGAACAACTGCGGTGTGCATTTCTTTTTGGACGATTACCAGTTCCAAAGATTATGGAATACACCCGACAGGTATATTGAGAGTCTACAAAAATTCAGTTGTGTATTATCGCCTGATTTCAGTCTTTACGCTGATTATCCAAAAGCGTTACAGATTTATAACCACTATCGCAAGCATTGGATAGGTGCATATTTACAGCTCTACGGTATTGAGGTGATACCTACAATTTGTTGGAGTGATGAAAAGAGTTTTGAATGGTGTTTTGACGGCGAACCTATTGGCGGTACTGTTGCCGTGTCAAGTGTCGGCACACAGAAAAACAAGATTGCCAAAGAACTGTTTTTGAAAGGTTACAAAGAAATGATTGAACGCTTACAGCCTGAAACAATTATCTTCTACGGCAGAGTCCCCGAAGAATGCGAGGAGAACATTATCAACATCAAATCATTTCAGGAAAAATTCAGGAGGTCAGAATATTGGGCGGAAGAGGCTCTTCAAGCGGTATAAGTGATAAGGGCAAGAAGTACGGCACAGAATTCCATACGATATATCAATCAGGAAATATCAAGTTTATTAAAATTAACAAGGGCAATATAACACCGCCGTTTGAAACTATGACAAAAGGCAGAATTTATGTTACAGTAAGTAATCGGGATAAGCCAAAATCAATAGTTTATTTTGACAAGCATAACAAAAGGTATAAACAGGTTGATATTGATCACTCGCATAGAATTAGCGGTAAATGGACTCAGCCCCATACACATAAAGGTTATTTTCACAATGAAAAAGGTGATAGAGAAATTATGCCGAAAGAAAGTAAAATGATTGACAGAGTATTGAAAACTTGGTACAATAAAAATGGTAAGTAGAAGTGTTGTGAGGAACACGCATAGTAATATGAATGTCCGGTGCAAATCCGGACGCTTACCCTTGAGACAGTACAGAAATGTGCTGTCTTTTCTTTTGCTGATTTTTAGAAAGGGCGGTGATACCGTGAAAGACAAATTAAATGCAAGACAGAGGAAGTTTGCGGAATATTATGCGCAGAGCGGTAACACCGTTCAGAGTGCCATTATGGCGGGATATTCCGAGAATTACGCAAATGCCAATGCCTGCAAATTGTTAGAGAATGTGAGAGTTTCAAAATACATCAAGGAGCTTTCCGATAAGCTCAAGGACGAGCGCATTATGAGTGCAAAGGACAGACAGGTTGCTTTGTCCGACATTGCAAGGAATGACGGGCAGGACACCTCCGACAGAATCAGGGCGATTGACACGCTCAACAAGATGACGGGCGAATACACCGTTAAGGTTGACGCAAAGGTTGAGCAGTCCGAAAAGCTATCCGATGTGTTCAGACAGTTGGGTGGTGAGGGACTGAGTGAGTAGCTTTCCGCTGTCGCAGAAGTATATTGACTTCATCAACACGACTGATGTGTCGGCTGAATTTCTTGAAGGCACTACCGCCTCGGGCAAGACAACGGTCGGCGCAGGCGTTAAGTTTATGCGAATGGTGTCGCAGTCGCCGAAAAAGCTTCACGCAATTGCCGCCAAAACAACGGGTAAAGCCGAAGAAACGATTATTCAGCAGGATAACGGTATTCTCGACCTGCACCGTAACGCAGTTTACTGTGGCAACGGCGACAAGGACTACAAGCTGCCGCATATCAAGTTTGAGGGCAAAATCATCTATATTCTCGGTTACAGCAGTCGGGATAAATGGGAAATGGTTCTCGGTGCGCAGTTTGGGTGCGTTTATATTGACGAAATCAACACCGCCGATATCGAGTTTATCCGAGAGATGTCAACCCGTAATGACTATATGCTTGCAACGCTGAATCCCGATGATCCGAGCCTGCCTGTGTATAAGGAGTTTGTCAACCGCTCCCGTCCTTTTAAAAAATATGAAAACGATGTTCCTCCCGAGATTACGGCGGAGCTTACCGAAGAACCTGTACCTAATTGGCGGTATTGGTTCTTTTCTTTTGCCGACAATTTAAGTCTTACACCCGAACAGATTGAAAAGAAAAAGAACTCTGCACCGAAAGGTACAAAGCTCTATAAAAATAAAATCTTAGGTTTGCGTGGCAGAGCAACAGGGCTTGTGTTCCCGAATTTTGAGAGGGCAAGACATATCAAATCAAAAGAGTGGGCAGGAAAGTTTTTGAACTGTAACCGCAAGTCGGAACACTTTGTTCAGTTCACCGCAGGTCTTGATACCGCCTATTCGCAGAAGTCGCCTGACACTATCGCAATGACATTTTACGGCATTACCAATCACGGCAAGTGTGTTCAGCTTGATGAAAGAGTTTATAACAACGCTGAAATGCAAACGCCTATTGCCCCGAGTGACACGGTGAAGAATTTTATTGATTTTCTTGACCGCAACCGTGATGAATGGGGCTTTGCACGCACGGCTTTTATTGACAGTGCCGACCAAGCGACTATTACCGAATTTCAAAAGTATAAGCGACAGCACGGCTGTGTCTATGACTTTGCAAATGCATGGAAGAAAACGAAGATTATCGACCGAATCAATCTTGTACTCGGCTGGCTTGCCACTGACTGTTATTTTGTGCTTGAACATTGTAAAAACACGATTGCCGAGTTTGAAATTTACAGCTGGCGAGAGGATAAAGACAATACTCCCGAGGACGGACACGATCATTGCATTAACAGCGGTCAGTATGCATGGCTGCCTTTTAAAAATACTATTGGAAGTGAAATAAATGGGGCTGATAAATAGAATGGCTGAATCTATCAGATCTGGAATTAAAAACTTTTTGCAGATTACTCCTGCAAGCGACAAAACAATTACTGTTACCGAGACAAGCAATCATCTGACCGAGTGCTTTATCAATCGCATTTGGTATTGGGGCAACAGCAGACAGCTTGCGGAGCTGTACAAGCAGATTGATACAAACAAAACTATGTTTTGGGCGGCAAAAAGCACACAGGGTCTTGAAATTCGTAAAATACACACGGGCTTGCCGGCACTCATCTGCGAAACGCTTGTGAATATCGTAATTGCCGACTACAACGGCACAGATGTTACAAGTAAAAATTCAACCGCTTATGCAGAGCGTTGGGAAGACATTGAAAAGCAGAACAAGCTATCCGACACGGTTAAGCAAATGCTCCGTGACCTATGTGTTGTCGGTGACGGTGCTTTTAAGGTCAGCTTTGACACGGCTGTATCAAATGTTCCGATTGTTGAATGGTATCCTGCCGAAAACATCGACTTTACATATGTGCGCGGCAGAATCCGAGAGGTTAAGTTTTACACCGATTACACGCAAAAACACCGCCGTTACCGTTTTGAAGAAACATACGGTTACGGCTATATTCACTATGCTTTGTATGATGACAACGGCAAAGAGATTGACCTGCACACGGTTGACGCTCTTTCGTGGATTGATTCAAAGGGCGTTACATTTGACGAATCATATATGTGGGCTGTACCTGTCCTTTACGGCAAATCGTGCCACAAGGGCAGAGGTGCGGGCATTATCGGCATAAAAACAGACGCTTTCGACAGCCTTGATGAAGTGTGGTCACAGTGGATGGACGCACTCAGAGCCTGCCGAACAAAGCAGTATGTGCCTGATTGCCTTGTTCCGAGAAATCCCGAAACCTGTCAGCCAATATCGCCAAATCCGTTTGACAACCGATTTATCACCGTGGGCAACGATATGTCTGAAAACGGCAACGGCAACAGGATTTACACCGAAAGTCCGCAGATTCAGCACGAAAGCTATTTGAGTTCATACATTACTGCCCTCGACCTTTGTTTGCAGGGCATTATATCGCCGTCAACTCTCGGCATTGATACGAAGAAGCTTGATAATGCAGACGCTCAGCGTGAAAAGGAAAAGACAACCCTTTACACAAGGCAGAATCTTGTCAAAATCACGCAGAATGCACTTCAAAGCCTTGTTGCAGTTGTACTCAATGCAGACGGTGAACTTAACGGCAATGGTATTGTTGAGGGCTTGGAAGTATCCGTAAACTTCGGCGAATATGCAAATCCGAGCTTTGAAAGTCAGGTTGAAACCGTGTCAAAAGCAAGACAGGGCGGTTTGATGTCAGTTGAAACCTCGGTTGACGAGCTTTACGGCGACAGCAAGTCGGAGGATTGGAAAGCCGAAGAGGTACAGAGAATTAAGGAAGAACAGGGCATTGCAGGCGAAGAAGAAAAATCGGAGCTTGACGATGTGGACCTTACCAACACGAGCGATGAACCCGATAATCCCGAATCGGAAGATAAACCCGAAGATACCGCAAATCAGGACGATAACAGCGAACAGGTAAGCAATGAGTGATTACAGCATTAAAGAGGCTTTTGAGAGGATTGAAAACGAGCTTATCGACAGTATGATGCGCAATTTCAGCCGCCACAGAGCCGAAGAAACCAAAGAGGGTTACAACTGGACACAATGGCAGGCTGAACAGCTCAAAAGTCTTGAAGAGTACCGTAAGCACAACGCAAAGAAATTCGGCAAGCGTTTCAAAACCATTAACGGCAAGGTTGAAGAGATGATTCGCACCGCCAAAGCTGACGGAAATGCAAGTCAGGAGGCAGAAATTCTTGAAGCTGTCAAGGACGGTTTCAAAGCCCCGAAAAAGCCGTCAGCACACAGCACAGCCGAGTTTTTTAAGGTGAATGACCGTAAACTTGACGCACTCATAAAATCGACCACAGACGATTTAAAGAGGGCAGAAACGGCAGTTTTGCGTATGAGCAACGACAAGTACCGCAAGGCGATTTTTAACGCTCAGGTTGCAATGAACACGGGTGCGGTTACATACGAAAAAGCCGTTGATATGGCTTGTAAAGATATGCTCAACGCAGGTCTTAATTGTGTGGAATACAAGAACGGTGCAAGGCACACGCTCTCGGATTATGCGGATATGGCGGTTAAAACAGCCAACAAAAGAGCCTATCTGCGTGGTGAGGGCGAAAAGCGAGCCGAATGGGGAGTATCCCTCGTTGTTGTGAACTCAAGACAGGGCGGTTGCCCCGATTGTGCAAAATATATCGGCAAGGTGTTTATTGACGATGTGTATTCAAACGGCAAAAAGTCAGACGGAAACTATCCGCTCCTCTCAACCGCAATCAAGAACGGTTTGTTTCATCCGAGATGTAAGGACAGCACAAGTACATATTATCCCGAACTTGATGATTTGGACGCACCGTTGTCTGAAGATGAAATCAAAGAGCTTGACCGTCAGCGAGGAATTGAGGAAAAACAGCAGTATGCACAGCGTCAGGCAGAACGCTTTGACCGCCGTGGCGAATACAGCCTTGATGAGGACAATAAACGCATTGCCCAAACCCGAGCCGATGAGTGGCACGACAGGGCGGATAAGTTGGCGGAGCAAAAGGAGGATTATATTCATAAAATATCAGACAGTGAATCAATCACGAAAAAGGAAAAATCTGAAATCAATGCTGAAAAAGCAAAAACAGATGTTGAAAATTCCATAAATAGTGGTATAATAAAATTTGAAAAGGGTGTTACAGAAAAAGTTCAAAATGCTTTTAATACCGAGTTTGAAGCAATGCAAGAAAAGTTAGGTGAGATAACAACGATTTCAAGTGTTGGCATACTTAATTCTAAAAATTCAACGGATTATGGTGAGTTTTACGATAATTCCGGAGAGCTGTTATTGAGATTTGCCAACAAGAAAAATGCGTTGTCTGAACACGAACAAAAAGCCCAAAAAATGAAAAAATCAGGTGAATGGTCTTCGGCACATCCTTTGCATACTTTTAGACACGAAATAGGTCACGCAATACAGCTTGAACATAAGTTGAATGACCCATTGTGGGATGATAAACTTGAGAAAATCATAGACATAATGGAAGAAGTAAATCCTGAAGATGTTTCTTTATATGGATTTACAACACTTGACGAGTTCATTTCCGAATGTATAGCTGAAAGTATGACAAAAAAAGCAAGGGCAACTTCAAAGCGAGTGGCAAGAATAATTCGAGGAGTTGATTAGTTTGACGGATTCTTTTTTTAAATATATGAAGTATTCTCACCTTGTCAGAGGAAAAAGAATAATTAATGATGACGCTCCTATAGAGATAAAAGATGAAGTAAAAAAACTTGACAATGATTATTTCAAAAAAACAGGTCGACATATGATTATTGTTCCGGACTGAAAAACTTAATACATCAAATCAGCACTTTGAGAAATCAGAGTGCTTTTTTATTGCATTTAAACCCGTCGATTTCGACCGGTTTAGAAAGGTGGTGACAGAATGAAAATCAGAGTAACAACAGCATTTAATGACAGGCAGAACGGCTATGTAACCCGACCTGTGAATGAAGTTTTTGAATGTTCCGAGCAGAGAGCAAAGGAACTCATTGACGGCGGCTTTGCAGTTGAGGTCAAGCCTGACGCTCCCAAAAAGCCGAGAACCAAAGCAGTTAAAACAGAAAAAGCAGATTAAGCACTTTACGAATATGTAAGGTGCTTTTTTATTGTCCGAAGACATTAAACTACGGGAGACACCGTGCAAAACTGAAACAGAGAGACACTCTATAAACTGATTACGGGAGACACCCGAAAAACTGAAAGGATATGAAAAAATGGCAGAACCAAATCCAACACCAACCCCCAATGAACCGACACCTGCACCGCAGGGAACACCACAGGAAAACGCTCCTGCCTTTGATTATGACAAGCTCGCAAGCCTTATTACAGGCAAACAGAGCGTGACAGAGGACACCGTTTTGAAGTCATATTTTAAGGAGCAGGGATTGTCAGCCGATGAGATGAAAGAGGCTATCGGTGCTTTTAAAAAGCAGAAAGCCAAGAACACTCCCGACTTTGCAAAAATGCAGTCGGAAGTTGAATCTGCAAACAACGCAAAACTTATGGCAGAAGTCAACCAGTCGGCAACCCTCGAAGCCGTAAAACAGGGCGTTGACATTGCAACCGTGCCTTATGTGCTGAAAATGGCAGATTTTTCAGGAGCGGTTACAGACGGCAAAATCAATGCCGAAAAGCTGACAGAGGCTGTTAAAAAGGTGCTTGATGATATCCCCGCACTCAAGGGCAAACCTGCCGAGAACGGCACAGGAGTTAAGAAAATCGGCGGTGACGGCAACGGTACATCGGACGGTACAAAACCAAAGGTTAATGTTCCTACCAAAAAATGGAACAGATTTAATATTTAACCAAAGAAAGGATTGAAAAATTATGGCAAACACAAATAACTATGCCGAGCAGTTCAGCCCTGACCTGCTCGAAATTCTCGTTCAGGGTACACTCACATCACCCTTCATCACTTCAAATGTAAAGTGGGTTGGCGCAAGAACTTTCCACTTCACACAGATGAGCACATCAGGCTTTAAGAACCACAATCGCAACGGCGGTTGGAACAAGGGCAAGTATGTTCAGACAGATGTTCCGTTCACTTGCGAACACGACAGAGATATTGAGTTCCTCGTTGATAAGGCAGATGTTGATGAAACAAATTCGACTGCAAGCGTTGAGAACATCTCAAAGACATTTGAACAGACACAGGTTGCTCCCGAAACAGACGCACTTTTCTTTTCAAAGGTTGCCGCAAAGGCGCAGGCAACAGACGGCTATCATTCGGCTACCAAGTCAACCGACTGGACAAAAGCAAACGCTTACTCAAAGCTCAAGACTATTCTTTCAGCCGGCAAGCTCCGCAGATATAAAGCAAGAGGTACGCTTGTTGCTTATGTAACATCTCACATCATGGATTGCCTCGAACAGTCAACGGAGTTCACTCGCAAGATTGAGCTTACACAGATTGCAGAGGGCGGTATCGGCATTGAAACAAGAGTGACCGAGATTGACGGTTGCCCTATCATCGAGGTTATTGACGATGAGCGTTTCTACGATAACTTCAACTTTAACCCCGATGACGGCGGTTTTGAGCCTGCAACAGGCGCTCACAAAATCAATGTTCTTGTTGCCTGTGGTGAAACCTGCAAGACTGTTCCGAAGATTTCAAGCATTTACTTCTTTGCTCCCGGCTCACACACAGAGGGTGACGGCTGGCTCTATCAGAACCGTTCACTTTCCGATACATTCGTATTCCCGAACGGCAAGGACGGCAAAATTGACAGCATTTATGTTGATGTTGACGCAACGGCGGTAGCGTAATGTATGCCGATTATATTGAACATCAGGGCGGAGATGAAAACAGTATTATCTCTGCCGAACACATTGATGTTCTGACTTTTAACCGCATTGATTTTGAAAAACTTTCGGAAATGCAGAAGAGAATCATCGGCAGAGTGCATAGCAGACTTACTGCTTTTGAAGAAGAAAATGCCGATATGATTTCTTCCTACCTGAAAAGCTATTCAATCAACGGCACATCAATGGAATTTGGCTCAAGCTGGAATTTAATGTGTATCAGCGGAGTGGCAATTCCTGCCGACCTCTATGCGTTGCTAAAATCAACAGGACTTTGTTATCCTGCAATCTGAAAGGTGCGTGAAAACCGTGAAATTTCCGTCACTTGTAAAAAAGCAGTTCTGCAAAACTCCTGTCGAGGTCACAATCTACGGTGAGGGTGTTACCGAAGACGGAGCACCCCTGACCGTGTTTGAATGCAAAAATCTGTATCCCTCCGACAGCTTGTACCCGTCAGCAACCCTGCACGGTGGCTCTGCCTTGTGTAATATGCAGTCAAAGGCAAAGACGGTCTATACCAAAGAGCAGAAAATTGTTCAGGTGTCGGCTGTCTTGCTTTTTGACGGCGATATTGCCCCCGACAGCCCAAATTTAAGCGGTGGCTTTGTAATCCTTGACGGCATAAAGAGAAATATTGTGCAGGGCATTAAACACCGCAACCCCGACGGCAAAGTTAATTTTACGGAATTGGATGTGATTTAATGGGATTTTCGGTATCGTCAAAAATCAAACTCAACATGCCTGTTGTAAAACAGCTTGATAAGGCAAAGCAACAGGCTCTTGAACAGACAGGTGACGCACTTCTTACACAGGTAAAAAACACACAGGTAATGCCGTTTGATACAAGCATACTTCAAAACGATAGTACCGCTGTTGATTATTCACAAAGTGCAAATGGGGTAGTTAAAATTGTGTCAGATACTCCGTATGCAAGGCGGTTGTACTTTCATCCCGAGTATAATTTCAGCCGTAAGGAAAACATTGCCGCCGGCGGTAAATGGTTTCGATATTGGCTCAAAGGTGGAACGAGGCAAAATTTTTGCAGTCAGACATTTGCAGGATTATACAGGAAGGAAGCAGGACTTTGATTTACTTATCGGACATCAGAGATTGGCTCAAAAGCGTTACATCAGCCGAGCATTATTACATTGGCAAGCTTGACAACAAGCAGGACAGGTCAATCGGTGTGTATTCATTAAAGCAGTCAGGAACACCCACAAGGGCAATCGGCGGTGAAAGTACCTACGATACAATAAGCGTGTCTTTGCTTATCCATTACACCGACAATGCAAGAGAAACCGAGGAGTTTGCACGCAGACTTTTTGAAACGCTCTACATCGTAAAAAATGTTGAAATCAAGGAACACAAAATCTATATAATCGAACTGCTCACGGAAGAACCCGTTGATGTGGGAACAGACGATAAGGGAGTGTATGAGCAGGTCATTGAAGTTAAATTTTATTACGAAAGGAAGTAATTTTATGTCAAAAGTTGAATCGGGAGTATTCCCATGCTATGAAAATCAGTTTGCGGTTGGCAAGGCAGGAACAGAATCCGCCACGACAAATATTGCTAACTGCGAAGAATTTTCCGTTGCATTTGACAACGGTGTCGAGGAATGGACAGCCTTTGAAAACGAGGGTTGGAAGTCAAGACTTATGACAGCAAAGTCAATCACAATTTCGGTAAAGGGCAAGCGCACAATCGGTGATGACGGCAACGATACAATCGCAGGTCTGTCATTCAAGAACGGCAGAGCCGTGGAACTTCCGTTTATGTGGACTTTCCCCGACGGTTCAACTGTCCTCTTTAAAAATGCAGTTGTATCCGTTACATCAAACGGTGCGGGCGCAAGTACGGGTGTTGCTCCGCTTGAATTTGAAGTTATGTCAAACGGCAAACCCGTATATACAGCAGCCGCTTAAAAAACGAAAGGAATGAACGATTATGTCAAAGTTAATTGATATTACAGACAAGCTTAATTTTGAGGAAAAGCCGAGTGTCAGAGTTAAAAATGTTGACCTTGCAATCAACAATGACGCAGTTTCAATGCTCAAAGTTGCGGCACTTTTTGAGGACGGCAACGGTAAAAGTAAAGATGTTATCGAAATGTATCATCTTCTTTTTGATGAATCCGAGAGAGAAAAGATTGAAAAGTTAAAGCTGAATATGCACGATTTCAACACCCTTATCAGCAAATCTGCCAAAATTGCAACAGGCAATTTGACTGACGAGGGGGAAGCTCAGACCCCGGCTACGACCTGATTGATGACTTTGATTTAATCGTGTCGAGCTTTCGCTCGGAGTACGGGGTCAGCATTTATTCAAAGGATTTTGCTAAAATGAGTTGGAATGAGTTCTGCTCACTTCTGCAAGGCTTAGGACCTGAAACACCGCTTGCAAGAACGGTTCAAATTCGCCTTGAAACCGAGAAAGAGGTCTTGAAAAACTTTACTTCGTCACAGCATAAAATCCGCAACAAGTGGCGGTCAAGGAATATAAAGCACTATTCAGACGAAGATATGAACACCGTTCTTGCAGAATTTCAAAACTTCTTCGCTAATCTGTAAATTTGTACATAATTTTCACTGTATCTACAAAATTCTTGACAATGTTAATACATGGTGATAAAATGTAACATACACTAACAAATTTATTAAGGAGAGTGTATGTTTATGAAATGTCCACATTGCGGAAACGAATTAAAGGACGATGCAAAATTTTGTGACAAGTGCGGTGCAGGCTTTGGCGGAAACGATTCAACTTCGGCAACCGTAAATCCTGCAAATGCAAAGAAGAAAATTTACAAGCGTTGGTATTTTTGGGTTATTATCGTTGTTGCTATTATGATTGTTGGCGGTGTAAACGGTGCAATTAACGGTAACAGCAGCTCAAACAAATCAAAGCAGGAAACTACTGTTGCAAATCAGAGTTCAGAAAAAGCAACTGAAAAAGCGACAGAAGCACCGACCACAAAAGAAGTTGCAACAGAAAAACCTACTAAAGACCCGAAGAAGGTTGAAAAAGAATTTAAAGACGGTTGCAAAACAATCGACTTTAAAACTCTTTCAAGAAACCCTGACAAGTACAAAGGTAATGACTACAAGTTTGAAGGTCAGATTATTCAGGTTCAGGAAGGCTGGGGCGATTCGGTTGACCTGAGAATCAATATAACCAAAGAAGAAAATGAGTATCTTGATGAACCATTGTGGACTGATACAATCTACGCAACTGTAGAAATTCCTGACGGTGCGGACAAACTCCTTGAAGATGATGTAATCACATTCTGGGGAACTTGCGACGGCGACTATACATATGAAACCGTAATGGGCAACAATGTGTCACTTCCGAAAATCGACATCAAATACTACGAACTCAACAAATAAAACAAAAAGCCACTCCAAACGGGGTGGCTGTTCTTTTGCAAAATTTTATTAGCGTACATCATAACGGTGTGCGCTGTTTTTATGCCTGTTTTTAAAGAATCTAAAATGAAAGGAAGTGGTGAATATGGCGACAAAGGCGGGTGAAATTGAGCTTGATGTCAGGCTTACGGGTGATGATATTTCCAAAACATTGCATAAGATTTCCGATTCAATTACAAAAAAGTTTGATTCGGCATTTTCAAGTCTTTCAAAAGATTTTGAAAATGTAAGCACGGATATGAAACAGTCCTTTTCAAAGGTTGCGGAGGGCGTTTCTCAGAAAACCGAGAAAGAGTTTTCAAACATCAAAGGCAGCGGTGAGCAGTTAAGCAATTCGGTTTCATCTTCGTTTAAGAAAATCGGTACAGCTGTGGTTGCCGCCTTTTCCGTTGCCAAAATCAAGGAGTTCGGTCAGCAGTGCATTGAATCGGCTGCGGAAGTCAATGCGGCAAATTCGCAGTTTGAGCAGACATTCGGCACAATGCAGTCACAGGCAGAATCAGCCATTCAGAGCGTTGCCAACCAAAGCGGTATTCTTGAAACCCGATTGCAGGGTGTCGGCACAAGCATTTATGCCTTTGCAAAAACTACGGGTATGGACAGTTCAAGCGCATTAAGTATGATGCAGGAGGCTTTGCAGGTAACAGCCGACAGCGCCGCATATTATGACCGTTCGCTTGAAGATACCGCAGAAAGCCTGAAATCATTCCTCAAAGGTAACTTTGAAAATGACGCCGCACTCGGTTTGTCCTGTACTGAAACCACACGAAATGCGGCGGCTAATAAGCTGTACGGCAAGTCGTTTACGGATTTGTCGGAATCACAGAAACAGCTCGCGCTTTTACAAATGGTCAAGGACGCTAATCAGCTTTCGGGTGCTATGGGACAGGCAAGCCGTGAAGCAGACGGTTGGGAGAATGTAACGGGCAACCTCAGAGAAAGTTGGAAACAGCTCCTTGCCGTAGTCGGTCAGCCTATTCTTCAGGTGGCAACTCAGGTTGTAAAGCGGTTGAGTTCCGCACTTGCAACTTTAACGGAATATGCCAAAGGTGCGGTTGATTCGCTTTCAAAGGTCTTCGGCTGGGATACAGGCAACAACACCGCAAGCAATATCAAATCTGCATCCGATTCTGCCAAAAGCCTTACGGATACGGCAGATGACAGTTCAAAGTCACTTGATAATGTTCAGAAAAGTTCCGAAAAAGCAAAGAGAAGTGTTGCGGGCTTTGATAAGCTGAATGTGCTTTCAAGCTCTGACAGCTCATCTTCAAAGTCAGACACCTCTTCATCAAAAAGCTCTTCAGGCGGTTCATCGGGCGGAGCTGTTGCAAAGAATGTTGTTAAGGACACAAGCAAAAACCTTTCGGGGGCATTCAAAAATCTATACGAAAAAAGCGGATTCAAAGGCTTTGTCGAGAATGTACAGAAAGGTATTAACAAGGTTGATTGGTCAGCTATAGGCAAGAACTGCAAGACTGTTTTTGATAATGCTGTTCCCATAGTTCAAAAGGCATTCGGCACAATGCAAAAGGTCGGTTCTGCAAAACTCGGGGCAATCGGCTCTGCCTTTGGAGCGGTTGCGACAATCGGCGGAAAGTCGTTTCAGACCATTTCAGGCGGTGTTGCTAAGTGGATTTCAAAAGACAGGGAAAAGATTATCGGCTTTATAGACACCATAGGCAACAATCTTACAAACGGCTATAACAACCTTTCAATCTTTTTTGATAATTTCGGTACACTTGCAGGCAATGCAATTGACAATGTTCGCCCTCAAATGGAAGAATCAATTTCCAATCTTTTAAGCGGTCTTACAACCTTTGCGGGCTCAGTCGGCGAAGTCGTTTCGGGTGCATTTTCAATCGCAACCGAAAGCTTTGTTGAATGGACTGAAAATGACGGTGCAACAATCATAAAATTTCTTGAAAATTTACAATTGCAGTTTGCAGATGTTTTTAATCTTGTCGGTCAGATTTTCGGAGATATCGGAACAGTTATCAGCAAATGGTGGAACGGCAGCGGACAGCAGATTTTTCAGAATGTCTGCAATATGTTTACCAATATCGGTACAACCCTGATGAATGTTTACAATCAATGGATTAAGCCTGCGTGGGATTTTATCGTAGCAATCGTAAAGTCAGCTTGGGAAAACTGGCTGAAGCCTGTTTTTGAGGGTGCAATAAATTTCTTCGGCAAGGTTGCAGACTGTGTTTCGACCGTGTGGAATAACTTCCTGTCACCGTTTGTAAACTGGCTTGTCAGTTTTTGGGGACCTATATTTCAAAATGTTTTCAATGCCGTAAAAAGAGTGTTTGATAATGTGTTTACATTTATCGGTGAATTGGTTACTTCCATTCAGAAAACATTCGGCGGTCTTCTTGACTTTATCACAGGTGTTTTCTCAGGCGATTGGAACAAAGCATGGCAGGGCATCTATGACTTCTTCAAAGGTATTTGGGACGGCATTTGCGCCGTGTTTAAGTTCATTATAAACGCAATCATTGACGGCATAAATGCGTTGTGGACGGGTATTTATAACTTTGTTTCCGGTGTTATCAATGCAATCGGCGGAATTGCAGGGGCAATTGGTTCTGTCATCGGACAGGATTGGAGCTTTTCAATGCCTGAAAATCCGCCTCTCATTCCGAGATTTGAAGAACCCACGGAATCACCGGCACGAAAATTTGCAAAAGGCGGTATTGTTAAAGCTCCGACACTTGCGGTTGTCGGCGATAACGCAGGTGCTAACAGCGGTAACCCTGAGGTTATTTCTCCTCTTAACAAGCTGCAGGGTATGCTCGACAATTCGGGCGGTCAGGATACCGTGATTCTTACGCAAATTCTTGACCTGCTTAAACGCATTTATGAAATGTTCATTATCTTCCGCAATAACGGCGGCAACACTTATTCGTTTACGGCAGAACTTGAGGGTTCAACGCTTTTTGAAGAAATGATAAGGCAGGATGAGCTTTACAGACGCAGACACAACGGTAAATCCGCATTTGCATAAAAGGGGGGATGATATGTCAAATTACAACGGATATTTGCTTAAATTCGGCAACAACATAATGCCGAATAAGTACATTACCGCATTTTCGTCAACTCCGAATCAGCGACTTGAAACTTCTGCGGAACGAGATCAGAACGGTAACTTACAGAGAGCAACGCTGTCAAATTACAAAACAAAAATTTCGTTTTCAACTCACATTCTTCATCTTGACGAAAAGATTGATTTCCAGTCGATTTTAAACCTTTCAATGACAAACAAAATTCAGCGAAAGTGCCGAGTGACTTATTGGAATGATGAAACAAACAATTACCACACCTCTGATTTCTACATTCCGGATATCGAATACACCGCCATAGACGCCGAAAAGGACGATATAACCTATCAGCCGATTACGGTTGAGTTGATTGAGTATTAAGGGGTGATTCTTAAAAATGCTTGTATCTAAAGAAATTGCTGATAAGCTGAAAACTAACACGCTTTATAACACCGTTACTCTGCACTCTCCCGACGGCAGTTTTGAGGATATAACAGGTGAAAGTATCGTGCTTGACAGCTTTTCGCTTGAAAATGAAATCGTTGAAAAAGAATTGAAATTCGGCGGTTGCATAGCCTCTGAAATGAGCGTGAAACTCATTGATTATGATTGCTCGGCTTTGATAGGAAAGACGGTACAGGTCATCATAACGGCAACATATCTTGAATCGGAGCTGTATCCGTCAGATGATTTGTACCCGTCAAATACTCTTATTTGTCCTGCCGAAACAGGAACGGTTGAATGTCCTGTTTTCTACGGTAAAATTCAGTCGGCTCAAAGAGATAAAAAACAGCGTAACATCGTCAAAATCACAGCCTATGACGCTTTTTATGATATGTCAAAGGTGGATGTGTCTTTGTGGTTTGCAGGCAAAGAGAACGAGGACGGCATTTTTGGTTATGGTTATGCTCACTATGCAAAAGACGAAACTTTTATGCATCTATACAGCGCCCTTTATGATAAGTGGGAAGATTACGGTGTGGAGGCTGTTTCATACTTGCCGGAACTTGATATTTTAAATTTGCCTCTTAATTTTGATGATGCCTGCGTGGAAAAGGTTATAAAGAATATTACCCTATCGGATTTAATTCAGGCTTATGCGGAATTATCCTTGTGTTTTGCGATGATTGACCCTAAATACGGGTATCTTAAATTTTTATCGCTCTACGGCAAACAGTCGGCAGATACCGTTGATTCATACAAGGACCTGTCTTTTGAGGATTACGAACTTGAACCTATCCGTATGTACAGTGCTAAGTTTGCCGATAAAAAAACATATTTGTATGGCAGCAGTAACGATTTTTCGTGGTATGTTTCCGATAATATTTTGATGAGGTGCAGAACAACAGCAAGTGATATCGGTGCTAAATATAATTCTGCTAATTTTTTTGGCAGTGTATATAAATACCGCCCGACAAAAATTAAGCTGTTTTCGTATTGGTGGCTTGAGGCAGGCGATAAGTACACAATTAATACTCCGTTTAAGGATTTGCCGACAATCGAAACATTTGTGTTCAATAAGAAAATGGACGGATTTATAACTACCCTCACATCAAAGGGTGAAAAGCGATTAGGAAAGGAAATAAAAGAGAATGAACAAATACAATAAAATCGGCTTTGTGAACGGCTCTGCTCCTGCTCTCAATGCCGACAACCTCAACCATATGGACGAGGGGATTGAACGGGCAACAGACGGAGCAATTGCACTTGAAACCGAAATAGCCACGGCAAGAGGAAGCTATGACAATCTTGACCAGCGTTTAAATGACCTTATCGTTGATGACGAGGGAGTCATTTCTACTTTTAATCTTGCAGACGGAGCGGTCACAACGGCTATCATTGAGGACGGAGCGGTAACGCAGAACAAGCTCTCGGCCGACTTAAAATCAGCGGTCAACAGCGTTGCGAACAAGGCAGATACCGCTGATGTTGACACGGCTCTTGCTACAAAGGCGGATAAAGCAACAACTCTTGCAGGCTACGGAATTACGGACGCATACACGCAGAGTGAAATAAAAACAAAGCTTGAACAAAAGCTTAACAAAATGCCGTTTGACAGTGAACCTACGCTCAATAGTCCTTGCTATCTGACAAGCGGAGCAGTTTACAACGCTCTGCTTGCAAAAGCCGATAAAACAGCCTTGGCGACTAAATACGATTCGTCAAATGTCGAGGTCGGCAAAGGGGAGCTTACTCCTGCACAGGCTATTTATGACGGCTACGAGGGCAGCTTTAATTATTCAAAAATCGGTAAAACCGTGACGGTGGCACTTAACATCACAACCCTTGTTGCAGGCAAAAACTATGTACAGTTCGCAGGACTGCCGTTTATGGCTATGACTGCGAGCAGACTGTCAAGCATTGTGGCGTATACAACTGCCAACAAGCTTGTTAATATTCGCCTTGACGGCTCATGGCTGTACATAAACAGTCCCGGTACGACATTTGCAGAAGGCGAAAAAATCAATGTAATAGTTACATACATCATAGGCTAAGGAGGTAAAAATTATGGAATTAAAAGAAAAAATCACACTTGATATGCTGACAAAAGACAGCGTTTCGGTACTCAGACAGCAGTTTTTGAACTTTAACGGTGAAGAAATGCAGGTAGGTGGTAACATCCGCAATGCCTACATGAACAGCAAATCGGGCAGAGAACAGTTGAGAAAGGTTCTCTCTGACGAATACTTCAATGCCGTTATGGCGGTGTGGGGCGACAATCCAACCGCTGATGAGCCTGTTGTTGAAAGTGAGGTGTAAACAATGAAAGAAAATATTTTACAGGCATTATTTGCCACGGTGTGTGGTGCTATCGTCGCATATCTTAACATATTGCTTGTGCCTTTTGCGGTGATGATTGCGGTAATGATTATCGACTATATCACAGGAATGGCACAGGCATACATCAGCCACACGCTTAACAGCCGTGTCGGTGTAACAGGCATTATCAAAAAGGTAGGCTATATCGTAGCTGTAGCGGTCGGTATTGTTGCCGACTATCTCATCAGTTCGGCACTTGTCAACTGCGGAATCGACCTGCGGATTAACTACTGCATCGGCATGATTGTTACGATTTGGTTTATCATCAACGAGTTGATTTCAATTTTAGAAAACCTCTCGGAAATTGGTATTCCATTGCCAAAATTTTTGGTATCAATCGTCAAGAGATTAAAGACAACAGTCGAAGTGAAAACAGATGAAAGCGAGGAATAATTATGACAAATGCAAATTTTATTAAACTTGCAGTATCAGAGGTAAACAAGTATGTGTTAAATCACATAGATAAGTCAGATGATACACCTGATTTTGACACTTTTGTCGTGTGGTTATGTAAGACTTTGCAAAACCACAAATGCCTTATCAGCACAACATTACACGACGGGATGTATTACGAATGCACATACAATGGTGATAAAAACGAAATGTATCTTGACGCATACAAAAAGTTTGAAAACAAAAAAATTATTTGCGAAAGCGAGGAGTAATTATGAGTAATTCAAAACTTGTAAACTACACTAAGAAAAGCCCTAATCATTCAGGCAAAAGAACACACAGTATCGACCGCATTACCCCACATTGTGTAGTCGGTCAGTGTAGCGTTGAAACACTCGGTAGTATCTTTATGAATACAGCCTGTGAGGCAAGCTGTAACTACGGAATCGGCTATGACGGCAGAGTGTTGCTTTGTGTAGATGAGGGCAATCGCTCTTGGTGTTCATCAAGCAATGCAAATGATCAGAGGGCGGTAACAATTGAATGTGCAAGCGACACAACCGCACCGTACACAATGAACAGTAAAGTGTACAACAAACTTGTTGACTTGTGCGTTGACATCTGCAAGCGGAACGGCAAGACCAAACTGCTTTGGTTTGGCAATGAGAGCAAGACACTGAATTATTCGCCAAAGTCGGGTGAAATGGTCTTGACTGTACACAGATGGTTTGCAAATAAATCCTGTCCGGGCGATTGGCTTTACAGCAGACTCGGCAATCTTGCAAAAACAGTAACCGCACAGCTTGGCGGTAAAACAACAGATACGGAGGTTGAAGAAATGATTAAATTTGGCGCACACAACACAGCCACTCTTGCATTCAAGAAACAGCTGATTACTTTATACAATATGGGTATTATTAAGACAAAGGTTGACAACTCGAACGGTTTCGGTGACGGCACTCTGAAGGCTGTTAAAGAGGCACAGAAAGCAGGTAAAGTTACAGTTGATGGCATTGTAGGCGAGAAGACAATCAATGCGATTTATCATCTTATCAATGACGGCATCAGGGCGAAAGACAGCAAAATTGCCAACGCTAAAAAAGCACTCGGCTGATTAAAACCTAAAGGACATTTTTAATGTCTTGACAAACACATAATTGCAAAAATATTCCCCTCACACTGTCACTGAAGATAGGTGAGGGGAGTTTGTTATTTGTTATTATTTTCTGTTGCAATCCTTTCAAGTTCACGGATACAGTTTACAAATTAAAGGTGAGGTGAATATCACAACTTTTTCTGCAATGCATTTGCAATGCATTTTTAGCTGATTTTCGTGTATTTCAGCATATTTTAACATACAAAAGATACAAAAATAACCGCACTAAAAAGCTCAAAAACGGCTTTCTAATGCGGTTTTTCTTTGGCGTGCCAAAAGGGATTCGAACCCCCGACCTTTCGCTTAGGAGAAGCCCCCGAGGGGCATTTTTGACTCCCTACAAATCCCCGAAAATCCTTGATTTTACTGGCTTTTCTGGGATTTCACTGTTAGTAAATTCTCGTCCAAAACCTGCTAATTT